GCAGACGACGAGCTTACGGACGACGAGCTCGAAGAAATCTACAGCGAACGCTGGCAATCAACCGGAGATGTTGTTATCTCCGCCTTCAACTTCCTTTGGCCAGAGATTGAGTCATTGGCAATCAAGCTGGGAGTCCCATTCCAGCCTGAAATATCAGAGATTAATGGTATCTAAAATGGAAACACAATACAAAACACCCAAGCAAACAAAACTTTTATTGAGTTCTACAATTGCATCACCCGATTCAACTATCTCTGCACAAGCTCTTGCTGGCATTATTATGGCCGGTTGGCCAGACCCATTGCCTGAACATATTGCATCAGCTATATTTATGGGGTGTTCATATGTTATGAACTTAGGAAAAATGGCGTATGACGCTGGAACTATCACTCCAGAAGAACACGCTGCTATTCAAGGTGTTTCAGAGTTGTCTATGCAAATCTGGAAGAATATCTATCAACAGTCTATTCAATCGGAAAAATAATGGCAGACGAATCAGCAGATGATCTACGCGAAATGCGTATCAAGAACCTTTTACCACACGCTTTCACACCTGAAAACGCTGCGGAGAATGCTCGAAAGTCTGCTGCTTCTCGTGTTAAAAACATTGAAAAAGCTAAGAATGTTCGTACCGGATACACAAAAGAAATCCTTACTGCCCAGGAACAGTTAAAGAAGCTGGGTTTATCTAAGCTTGCTGACACTATTCCTCGCGAAGATCTTCCTCAGATGGCTATTGCTATTATGGCCGACAATGCGCTGCGTGTTCTTGGTGGCGAATGGGATATTAAATCAGCTGAGGAAGCAACTAAGATTGCTAAAATCTGGCATGACATCCTTCGTCTGGAAATGAACCAAGCAACCACTATTTCTGGTACACAGAACGATACGCCAGAAACACGTCAAAGTAGACTGGATGAGCTTCGTTTGGAAGCTAAACGCCGTGTTGAAGGTGGCTTGAGGGCTGTTGCTGGAGACTTGTGAGTCAAGACGTTGATAAATCGCTTCTTCTTACAGATGACGAATTTTCTCTCCTTACAGTCCGCGAACAGGACGAATACCTTAAACTACTAGAAGAAGACCTCACTGCTTGGACTTTGCAGGGTAATGAACGCCAAATGCGGGCAAACATTCTTTTAACAAAGGTTGACTGGTTATTGTATGGCGGTGCAGCTGGTGGTGGTAAATCAGAACTTCTTGCTTACCACGCACATCACCTCAGTATGACCTTTCCGGGTCACAGGGCCCTGCTTATCCGTACGGCCCTACCGGAACTACGTCGAAGTCTTATTATCCGCACACAGGTCCGCTACGCGCAAGTTCTTGTTAAAGCAGTCCTTCGAAGCATCGACAACGTTAAAGGCTGGTGGTACGACAACGGAAGTATCATTGAATACGGATATTGCGCACGAGACGAAGATGTTGGACAGTTTATGTCTGCAGAGTATGACTTTGTAGGTTTCGACGAGGCAACACAATTTACTCCTTATCAAATGCTTATGATCTCTGGTCGTTTGCGTACAAGCAAAAAGATGGCTGCATCCGGGGTTAGAACCCATGTTATGTTCGCCACTAACCCTGGTGACCGTGGACACACATTCCTGTATCAAATGCTAGTTACGCCTACACAGTACGGCAAGTACATTATCGTGTATGACGTATCTGAAGGATTTGAAGACCCACCGATTGTTAACACAGTAGAGATACCGGAAGACCTTGAAGACCTTAAAAACCTCGAAATTGAGCATGACAGATCTAAGCATCTCGTTATTGCTTTTGTGCCTTCAACCGTGGTTGATAACCCATATATTGACCCAAACTATAAAAAACACCTATCGATGCTTCCGGAAACCGAAAGACGTCAAAAGCTCATGGGGGATTGGGACACGTTTACGGGACAGTATTTCGTCGAGTTTCAACGTAACATTCACGTCACACCCTCCTTCCCGATTCCGGAAACCTGGCAAAAATATAGGGGTATCGACTTCGGAACAGCAAACCCTTTCTGCTGTTTATGGGGTGCGCTTGACCCGTCAGACGGGACTATGTATATATATCGGGAGGCATACGCTAAAAATCTCACTGCAGCAGACCAAGCCCGTCTCATCAAGTCACTCTCAGTTGACCAAGCTGGAAAGGTGGAATCAATATCAATGACCGTAGGCGACCCTTCAATGTTCAGCAACGTAGCTGGAACAGGTACCACAGTGGCTGGACAATATCAGAGCAATGGTGTAATTATGACGCGAGCCAAAAACGCCCGTATTGGCGGCTGGCAGAACGTGCGACGGTATATGGCTCCAAGCCCAGTAGACAAAGTAATCCGTCTTAAAATCTTTGATAACTGCCATAACTTGATTAGAACACTGCCTTTAATGCGACATTCGCATTCAAACCCTGAAGATCTTGAAACACGAGACGAAGACCACGCAGTAGACGCTTTGCGATATTTATTAGGATGCAGACCGTACGAGGTCCATAAACGCGCATCAAAGAAGTATGCTGAAGGTGCAGATGGACGAGTCCAACGATATATGGAGAAGTTAGATAAAATGGGTAGACGCAAACCAAACCAAGGCTGGAAGTAGCAATGCTTGTTGTACATCATTATTTATTTAGTCCTGGTTGCTGCTGGATGTGTCGAAGTGTTAATCTTCCGACTATTGATACCGGTATTGATTTGGATTATCCAAACAACCCTGATGATCCAAACCCGTCAGCAATGACACGTTTTTATATTTGTGCTGATTGCGCAGTAGAATTAGCCCGAATGGTGTTGCCGGACCGTAATCTTGAGCTAAGCATCGCAGGTACGCGCGGATCATTAGAAGCAGTACAGGAACAGATTGCCGCTCATAACGTGTCTCTTTCTGCTCGTGTAGAAGAACTTGAGTCAGCTTTGCGGGTTGTTAAAACAATTTCTCCCGCTCCAGTATCAGAAGCACCAGCTAAACCATTCAAGGTTGCCACTCCAAAAGCTGCCAAAATATGATATGGTTAGGGATTGTTGCGCTTGGTAATATGGGCGTTACCGTATGGTTCGTTCGCGAAAACCGGAGATTAACACAAATGGCAATATCACGACACACAGGCGATTTCACTGCCATGGTCCGTGCTGAACGCCCAGCTGTTGTTAAGAAGCGCGATCACGACAATGACGAGTACACCGTTTGGCGTACACCATCTGAAGGCGTATCTCCATGAAACCTTGGGCCCCGCCAACAGCAGCTAAAATTGTTGACATGTGGCAGGATGCCGACCGGTATCTTGTAAAAGAACGACGCGACTATTGGATGAATGCGTCTTATTACGTTTCTCACCAGTGGATTTGGTGGGATAGCTCACGCAATAGCGTTCAAGAGCTTTCATATGCTAACGAAGCAGAAAAAGGATCTCGCATTACAGTGGACAAATATGGTCCCCGTACGCGCTCATTGCTTGCTCGATTGACCCGTTCGGAGCTTTTGTGGGAAGTACAACCAGGAGGAATGGACGACAGCTCAATGCGTCGCCAGCGCCTACAAGAACAACTTCTTATTGGTGAACAGCGTCACAACAACTGGGAAGACGTACGCGAAATGTGTTTGCTACAAACCCTGTTTGGTGGCAGCGCAGCTATTTGTGTTGACTGGGACCCTGACAAAGGCGAAGATTACCTTCTTGACGCCATCTCGCAGATTTCAGTACCCCTTGGTGGTATCAGACTGACACCAGTAGGCATTAACGAATTTACTCTTGAGCCAGGTTCTTTGAACGCTGCTGACGCTCGATGGTGGATTCGTTGCACAAGCCTTCCACCAGAACAAGTTCAAGAAAGATACAACCTTGAGGAAATACCAAAAGCTGATTCTGAAGCTATGCTTTCTGCTCGTCACCGCAGTCTCTTGCGCAATCGGCCTGGGGGCGATCCTCCTAAAACAACGCTTGTCTACATTTACTATGAGCGGCCAACGAACCGTGGGCCAGGATGTGTGGTCCACGTAGTAAACGGTGAAGTTGTACTTCTTGAAGAAGAATGGCCATTCCCGTTCAAGCATCTTAATATTTCTGTTTTTAGACAAAATAAAATCCCTAACAGCTGGGTAGGACACACGCTTCTCACGCCCGCGCGAGACGTCCAATACGCTTACAACCGTGCTCGTTCAACCATTCTTGAACATATGCGCAAAGCAGCTAACGCTCGAATGATGGTACCAAGCGGTTCAGTGGACGATGCTGATTCTCTTACTATTGACCCTGCTGACGTTCTTGAATACAACAGTGAAATTGGTGAACCGCATTGGCAAACCGCTCCTGAAGTACCACGTTGGATTAGTAACGAAGCTCAGTTTTTAGAAGCAGAACTTGACGATATTTTTCACACACACCAAACCAGCCGTGGTGAAGCACCTGGCGACCGCAATAGTGGTCTTGCCTTAGCTTTGTTGGCCGAAAAAGACGACACGCCTCTTGGCCCTATGGCTAAAGACCAATCGCTTGGTTGGGGCAAAATTGCCGAGATGACTCTTTCTTTGTACCGAATGAATGCTGAAAGCACCGGCATCAACCGTAAAGTTATGTTGTTGACAGAACAAGGCGTTCCTCACGAAATCCAATGGTCAGCCAAGGATATTGACGAAAAGCCAACAGTAATTGTACCTCTGGACGCAACAATGCCACGAAGCAAGCTTGCTACCCAATCAATGATTACGCAGCTTGCACAGCAATTCCCGCTTGTGTTCCAGAACGTTAGCGCCAAGTCTCTTACTAGAATGCTTGATCTTCCTGATCCGAAGCAATTCCTTTCACAGATGGACCCGGACATTGCCAAGGCTGAATGGGAAAATGGTTTGCTTATGCAAGGTGTTCCTGTTATTCCGGAAGACTTTGACGTCCATGACGCTCACGTCACTATTCACAACACCCAACGTAAATCGCCTGCTTACGAGCTTGCCGATCCGCAAGTTAAACAAATGCTTGATATGCACGTAATGGCTCATATCCAGTACTTGACTAACGAAACAGCAGCAATGATGGCTCAAGCCGATCAAGCAGCCATGGGTGAAATGCAAGATCCTGGCGTAAGTGCTGCTCTTGCAACTGGTGTTGGTTTACCAATGCAAGAAACCGGAATGCAACAAGAAGAACAAATGATGCAAGAACAAATGGGAATGCCCCAAATGCCGCAGGGTTAGTCTATGATTAACCTACAACCGTAAACAGGAGGAATGCAAATGAGCGACTTTAGCGATACAAATTATACCGACTACGTAGATACGCCACCAGTAGAAACACCAGCGGAGGACATCCCGGCTGGCGACAGTAACTGGGAAGAACGTTACCGCAGCGAAGTTCAAGACCGCATCAAAGAACGTGAGCGTTACAAGCCAATCCGTCAAACATTTGACCAGATGCACCCAGATGATGCGGCAGCTGTACAAGGCTTTGCTCAAGCATGGGCTTCAGGAGATCAAGATACAGCTATTAACTGGATGATTGAAAACGCCAAAACTCTTGCTGGTGATAGATTTTATGACATTGCCGGCGTTAGCCCTCAAGACAGGAACGAAATTATGCAAGAAGCAGTATACGACGGCCAACAGGCAGGTTTAACTCCAGAACAAGTCAATGGTCTCATTGAACAGCGTATGGGTGAGTTTCAACACGAACAAGTAGTTCAACAGTACGAACAGGAAATTGCTCAAACATTGATTGATGCAGGGTATGATCCAGACAGCCCGTTGGCTATTGCTGCTATTTCAGCCGCGCAGCAACGTTCCGACCTTGACCTTGCAGCAGCTATTAAAGACGTTGAAAATCAAATCTTGACACAGGCACAAAACATTGTTGGACGCAGGCAAAACCCATCAGCTGGTATGCCATCTGCAGCGCCTAATGGTGTTGCTCCACGCTTTGATAATACAAACATGACGCCTCGCGACAAGGCAATGGCTCGTCTAAATCAAAATCCTAATTAGGCTACTTGACAACACGTCAATTAAGTCTATTATTGTATGTATAGACCTGGATAGGTGTATACAACATATTCAACCTTTAGGCACATTGGCAGCAGCTAATCAGTCTCGTGTTACGGAGTAACAAGGATAAGCCCCGGTTGGTGAAAACCAATTAACTTCAACATTCAAGGAATACTATTATGGCCGCAAGCCTTTCCACAGTTGATGCAATCCTCAAGGACGACTACAAGGATTACATCGATCAACTTAACCAGGCGACTTTTCTCCTCTCACAGATTGAGACACGTCGCGACACCGTACAAGGACGTGTTGCACGTCACGCA